ACGAATAAGTAATGGTCCAAATCTATAACTTTTATATGGATTGCCACTATTAAATCTAAATTCACCCCATTGAAAAGGTGTTCCTTTAAACCAACTTATCCAGTGCCAATCCCAATTCATTATATCCTCATGTGTTTATGGTGGAGGTGCGCGGTACTGCCCCGCGGTCCGATCCGTCTTTATTTTGTTTCAACGTCCACTTTTTATATATAACACAAAAGGAGTTGAATGTCAACCCCTTCTGTAAAATTTTTTTACTTGACAAAAATGTCACACTGGATTGATAATGTAATGTACCATTAGTACAAGAGCAACTGAAGCTCCAAGTCCTACCATCATCTTTCCAAAGTCTTTCGCTACAAGAGGAAATACAGATTTTGTTTTCTTCTTACCAAAGTATGTAGCCATCGCAAGTTCACGACCTGCTAGCAAACCAACGAATACCCAAGTTGTACTCATAGGAATATCGTTTAGCTCTTTAAAGAAGTATAAACACAACCAATAGAATAAGTCAATCAACGTAGCTGAACGAACATATCTTGTGTTATGTTTTTCCAAAACGATTTGTTGGATCTTACCACCACGTTCTCTAAACATAAAGAACAAACCACCGACAAATACAAATGAGATCAAAATCATAAGATCTACAGGTACTTGACGCGGGAGGAATACCGCAATGTTTGCCATGTCATGTGACAACCAAGTCCACCACAATCCGCCAGTAGCAACCCACTGAGCAATCCGCCAAAAACGTTTATTATCTTCACTTACTGGCTGAGTTTCATCAAACCATTTATGAGCAAACTTATTAATGGCAAACCATACTGCGTAAGCAAATAAGGCTGCTACGCCATAACCCATAATAGATTTCATCAACATTTTTTCCAACACAAAGGTTGAAGCAAATACTGATAGAACTAAGAATGATGTTGAAACTGGTACACCAATTCGTGTTAAAGCAACAAGAATAGCTGGTGCTGCGGCGTGGTACCATTGTACTTCTTGCCACGGGATCTTATTCAAACGGCCATAACTAATGTCGCCACCATTAACACTCCAACCGTACCAGAGTGTTGCTAGAAGAACAGCAGAAGCCGCTGCCCATAGTACTTTATAGTTAAATCTCTCATTGTTAGATGCCATCCACGTGCCGAGAGTTTGCACTGAATCGTTCGCTATAACCGCATATGCAGCAAGCAGGAAGCCGACAAGGCTCCACAATGTGAGTAGTTCCATTAAACTTCTCCTTCTTGTTTGACGGATTTACCCCGTCGCTCACATAAAAAAGGCAGAGCTTTACCCTCTGCCTATAATATTTATTAATGCATTGATTACGTAAATTCTACCACTCTTTTTTGTTTCCGGATTCTTCATTATCATCATAACCAGCATAATATGCTTCTATTTCTTCAGCGGTCATATCAGCCATTTCAACTCTGTCAGATTGATATGTTGCACCTTTATAATAGTGAGGATTTAATCCACGGCCATAGTAGCTGTCTGCAGAACCACGATCGAATGGACCCCCGTGTCTTTCATCATATTTCATATTACTTCTCCGATGCTGGAATTGGATTTGCTTTTAAAGCTTTGAAAAGAGAGAGGGGAATGACGCCCAAGCCAAGTTCACGACGAGGCTTGCAGTAATCTTCGTATGTGGCGTATTCTTCAGCGCGCGGAAGAAGTCCGTCAAGTGTGGCGTATTCTTCAGCGGTAAGTAGCTTTTCCATAATTACGCCTCCATACCTAGAAAATCTTTTTTCAAGATTTCGATACGCTCAAGGTTTAGATTACCTTCGAACTCGTCAGCTAATACATCAAAACAAGCGTCAATGTATTCTGAGTTGTAGAACATACGAAGACCTTGATACATGTCAGACTCAACAAAGTTCCAGAAGTCAGTTGTACCAACACCAGGACGTGTATTGAATTCGTCTGCAACCGCCGCGTTAAAGCATTCGATTACGTCGTTTTTGATCATTGAACCGTTTGGTAGTAGCATTTTGATTTCCTTTGTTTTTCCTTATATTAATAATATAGTACTTTTGCAGGGCAATGTCAACCCTTTTTTCAAATAAAATGAAAAAACGTTTGTAATGAAATCAATGGCTTATAAAAAAAGTTAAAAAAAAATCAATCGTATCCTAGGACAGCGACTGATTCTAACTCTTTTGATAGTTGTTCTGCTTCTCTAGCCTTCCAGGCTTGTTCAAATCCAATTTCATGAACATAGTTTTCGTTGTTTCCCCATAATCGCTTTATGTATGAATTATAGGTAGCTTCGACGTCTCTGTCGGACCAGGATGGATCTATAAGTTTACCTTTAACGATCCAATTCATTCGGTTGGCTTCTTTACGTACAAATGGACTGCACATGGTGGGACCTCCTTTTGCAATGTGGCATAACAATGTAACCGTATTTATACAGAAGGTTTATAAATGTTACCGCTAACAAAAAATGATAACGGTAACATTTTCACTTTTTTTACCAGCCACCTTCGGGTTTTGGCTGAGGAATAACATCCAAAGCTTTTTCAAAATCGCCGTGGTTGCCTTCGTGAGTTGGTGGTGTCCATCCACTTGGCTTTAAAAGATCTGGAAGCCCAAACGGGTTAGGGCGGCCCGGCTTAACTCCAGGCTTTTTAGACATATTAGCACTATAGACACGATCCCAAGCGTCATTAGCATCAACACCGAATACGTCGAGAGTGCCAATAGCAAAAACACAAAGATCAATAAGACCGTCAACGATTTCTTCAGCATCTCCATTATTGATTGCAGTAAGAGTTTCACTCAATTCCTCCTGACACATTAAAGCACGGAACATAAGATACTTACGCATCAGTTCCTTGTTATCTTTATTTGCTTCAAACCAATCACGCACACCAAATTTGTTATGCATCATGTAAATATCATTTGCCCAATCAGACATCTAAATCACTCCATTTTTTAAGTTTTTCACGTTTATTCTTAGCGGCTTCTTTAACTTTATCCAAGTCGATTATATCATATTTTGCTAGAATGTCAAACATACATCCTAGATCTCCAATTTCTGTTTCAAGTTTTTCTTTATTCCCTTGTATGCCATATCGCTGTATTTTAGCGCATTCTTTAATTACTTCTGCACACTCTTCCATTGTAATGGTAAGCACTTCAAGTTTTTCCCTATTTGCTATCATCATTTTCTATATTTCCCTTTAAGTGTGCGATCATATCTTTAATGCGCAGTCGTTCTTTTTTAGCTTTAGTAACGTATTTGTCAGGTGCTCGTTCAGCTTCCAAGGCTTCTACGACTGTGTTTTGATAACGCCATGCGGCTTCAAGTTGGGCAAGTCTTTGTTGATTCATGCGAAAAAATCCTCTATTGTGTTTGTCTTCTCAGCAGACCATCCAAGAGCTTCAAGAATAGACTCAAGAGGACTGAGGAAGACTTTATTGAATTGAGTTTCATAATCCACGTACGGTTTGAGATTGAATTCATTAGGTAGAACCGCTGGGAACGATATGATATTTTCTTTGATTGGATTCGGTACTTTGAGATATACAAATTTAATCTTATCACCTGACGTAATCGATTCATAACGATTCGACAGACCATTTTCTTTGAGATACTTATTGTAGAGGATGCAACCACGAACATGCATTGGGCAACCTTTCTTGTAAGTACCACGAACTGTATACTTCTCGATGTTATCAGTACCTGAGTTACGACCAACATCTTCTGGTGGAAGATTAAAGAACTCAGATTTGAATTGAGCAATGAATTGCTGGATTGCTTCTTCGCCTTCATTCATGATAACCTTGAAAGATTCTTTGAGTTTATCACGGCAGACTTCCGGTGTTGATGATCTTACAGATTCAAGGCCGGTTACAGAGATTTTTGGAGTTTCGTAATGAACACCTTCTGAGTTAAGAGTATTCATAATGTATCGCTTCTTAGCAATGAATACAGATTTATCAGTAATCTTTTCACGTTTCATTACCATAGCTTGGCGATATGCACCCATCTTAGAAGCAAGATCTTTGTAACCGTTTTCGATTACTTCTTCAATCTTCATCTTACAGATCTTATCGAGGAATTCCTCACCTTTATTACGATCGATGTCAACAGTACCAAATGAAGCTTTAACAAGAGGACCAAAATCAACATAGATACTGTCGGTATCGATATAGATGATATAGTCTTTACCGTCAGTCTTGAGAATCTTGTTAAGATACTCGTTCACGGACTTTTGAGCATATCGAATTGAAAGCTGACCAGATGTTGTAATAGCTTCAGCCATATCGTTAATATAGTAAAGGAAGTAGATGTTAGCAGTGGCGCCATAAAGAGAGTTCATAGCAATTTTGATAGCCATCTGGTTGTTATGAAGCTGTGTCTGCTGAGATTGAAGTTGTCGTTTTTTAGCAGGATCGGTTTCATTCTCAATAGCTTGTTCTACTGCAAGCATTTCTTTCTTGATACCAGAACGACGATTATAATATTCATCAATGATCTCAGGAATGATGCCGAGTTTGTCTTTACGGAAACATGCGCCGTTTGCACATACTGCATAATCAGTTTTGTTTTGATATGAGCCGTCGAGTACCATTTCTTGAGATACATATTCACGTTCACCTTCAACATAGGTTTCAGGAGATAGATTATATTGTAGCATCAGGTGTGGATACAGAGAGTTCAAATCAAACGATACAACCCAAGGATGCATGCCGACTTTTGGATCTTTAACATAACCACCGACAAGTTCACCAGCTCGCTCGCCGGGTCCACCTTTAAGATGTGGAACAATTTTGTCTTTCATCAAACGGCGATATATTGTTGTTTCCCAAATTCCTACTGTACCAAATGCATCACTGAAGTTAACCCCACCGCCATAAGCAACAGTAAGTACAAGCGAAAGAAGTCCAGATTCATCTTCCATTCTTTGAATGAGCTGAGTATCTTTGAGGTTGTAGTCGAGATATAGTTGTGGATTTTGTTCATAAAGAGCGTTAAGATTTCCATATTCAGAGTAGTCCAATTTCTTCTCGCCGAGTACTACATGGGCGATATGATCGAGTTTGTAAGATTCTTGTGGACCGTACTTATAGCCAAACTTCTTGAAAGCATCCATATAGTCAATGATGGTCAGGCCAGATATGATATATGATTTCTGTTCTTTACCAAATTTGTTGATCGAGTGTGATGAGATACGACCCCAAGGCGAAAGCTTCTTAGCCTTTTCTTCACCCATAAGTCGAATGATACGAGTGACAATATATTGAATGTCGAAGTACTCAACGTTCCAACCCGTAACAACTTCAGGATATTCCATCTGCCAGATTTGAATAAATCTTTCAAGCAGTGCCACCTCGGTATCAAACTTCATAAACGAGATGTCGTCTGGATCGATACCTGTAATTGTTTTTGTCTTGTCGAAATCTTTACGACCGAGAAGATGATATGTACTAGACTTAGAAGATTTGTATGCAATCGAAGTGATTTCTTTGTCAGCGGCATTGATGTCTGCATATCCATTCGAGATATCAACCTCGATGTCAAAAGAACAGATGTTGATCTTAGACATGTCAAAATCAATCTCGTCTGGATATTCTTCTTGAATAAATTGAGTGACGTAATTCATAGTGCCACAGATATCGAAACCATGTACATCTTTGTATTGAGTAATGAAATCACGAGCTTCGATCATGCTATTGAAACGAGTAGCACCGAGAGGCACATCACCAATCAATGATTTGTGAGTGGCGTTATCACGAGCACGAACATATAATGTTGGCTTGAATTTGACTTTGCGTTGGAATGGTCTGCCGTTTTCATAACCACGAACTAGAATGTCGTTGATAAAGCGTTCGACTGATGTGTAGAATTTAGACATATTCACCTGTTTGTATCATATATTTTACATTGTAACACATAATGTCCATTTTGTAAACCATTAAATGCGTGTTAGATAGATCATCCAAGAGCTTCCCCAGCCTATTGGCCAGTCTCCTCTTATGTAGTTGTCGTCCCATGTTTTCTTTCTATGTTCTAACTTTAAAAACCGAATATGGCCGGGCCATCTTCGTATAAATTTATCTCTCATCTTGATAAATCGTTCGGGCGCTTCGGGATATACGTCAAGATGTACTTCCATAGCAATATGATGTACCTTATTGAATAAGAAGTCATAGTTTTCTTTCATAAAGATATCATACTCACCACCTTCACAATCAACTTTTAAGAAATCAAGATGATCTATTTCGTATTCTTCTATAATCTCTTTAAATGATTTATGTGGTGCTTCATCTCCTTTAACACCAAACCCGTGATCTGAGTGGCCGATGAAGGCATTAATAGGAGTTACTCTTTGCTCTGCCGATCTTGAGATAGCAGGCATAGCATTGACCATAGTAGTGTGAAGAAGTTTAATGTTTGGTTCTACTGAATAAACATGTTTAGCACCCTGTTCGAGTGCTTTACAAGTAAACATTCCAATGCAAGAACCAATATCCATTACAATATCGCCTGGCTTTACTTGATACCACCAACCGTACGTGTCGAGATTGAAAAACTCGTGCACCATAGTAGCATAAGTATCTCTGTCATGTAAGTGAGTTGTAATGTATCTTTTAGGATCAAGAAGCTTCATTTTTCTTTCCAAGAATCCATCTCTGTAATTATGTCATCACCTTCTCGGTCCATAGCAATACCCAAGGCCAGTGTTTGAATATCTTCAATCAACCTCTTACAGGATTCCTTATCATATTCTTTACCGGAAATTTCAGCAAATTCGTTTCGAAGTCGATGAACTTGAATCGCTTTATCTTTCATAGCGTTTATTCTTTTAATAAGATCTTCTATAGAGTGTTGCATTGTAATCCTTTCTAGGCCGCTATTTCACTGAAGTTTTTAACCTTTTGAAATTTAATATGGCCTTCAAACTTGTCACCAAACTGGTCGCCACGGTGGCTAATAACGAAGATGTTATCTTCTGCATTTAGATTTTGTAGAGTTTCAATCAAGTTTTCAACACCTACACCATCCATTGCGCCATCAAGAGTTTCGTCAAGTAC